GTGGATAGTCTTTTAACTGATTGCCTAAAGCCATTGACATGCTTCTTGCTTGTTCTGAAGTTATAACACCACTAAGCATTGCACTTGATAGTTGAACTCCAACATTTTTACCAATTTCTTGGCTTGACATTCCTGCTTTTGCTTGTGTATTTACATCTGCAAGTAATGATTTTCCAAACTCAGAATCTAATATTGTTTGTCCAACCTTGCGCTGTTTTTCTGTTCCTCCAGAAAGCCTATCCTGTCTTTTTTTGTCTGCTGCTTCGCTTGCTGAAACTCTTTGAGTTATTTCTGATAAGGCAATTAATTTTGCATTAGTCATAGACATTGCGTTACCTAAAGCAATGCCTTCCTCTCTAGCCTTTTTCATTGCAGCATTAAATGCATATACTGTGCCTGCTAACGCAAGAAGCCCTGCAGCGACTGCACCAACGGGGTTTGTAAGCATAGGAGCAATACCAGCAACTGCTGATGCGCCCATCATAGCCATACCACCTGATGTATTACCAGACATCAACATTCCAGTACCAATAGTTCCAAGTGCCATTGCTGCGCCACCAGAAACTCTTCCAACCTTTTCTTGTCTTAAGTTTCTTCTGTTTTTAATTTCTGCTCTTTTGGTTTGTTTTTGAGCCTTTAATTCTCTTTTTTGACCTTCTTTTACTGCAGCATCATAATTTAATGCTTGTTGACGATTAAGTTCCTGACGACGCTGTTCTTCTACATAACGTGCTCTTGCAGCCTCTGTCTGTTTCTTTTGAATTGCTGCTTGTTCTTTTTGTCTTGCCGCTTCAGTTCTTGCTGCTTTTTCAGCCGCTTTTACTTGGCGCTCTTTATTCCTTAGTTCTGTTTCAGCAAATTTTTTAAGCGTTCTATCAATTTGAGATTGAGTAAAACCCTTTTCTCTTAACCTTAGAGCAAGTTCTCCTTGCTTTACAGTTGGATTTTTTAATCTTGTTTTCCCTACTGTTGCATCTCCCTCTTCAAAACCTTTAACACGTATAAGTCTTTTAGTTTGGTTTTTTGTTGTTACTGTCTGCTTTTTCTTTTTCTTTACAAGCCTATCATCTTTAGTAACTTTACCTTTTGAATCTACAGGAACAACCCCATCTGGCATAGGGGAACTATTTCTATTACCTATTTTTTTAGTAGTTCTTGCTTCTGGATCTGTAACACTCTCGCCCTTTTTTGCACCAACAAATACTTCATCGGCTGTTGTTGCTTCAAGGTTTAATAATCTTCCAGGCTGGAATGCAGTATCTGAAAATAAAGTTTGTAATATTCTAGGAGTTCTTGGGTCTGCTGGAAGGAATTTTGGTGAAACATTTTTAAGTGTTCCGTCAGCCTGAGCATTAAGAACTCGCTGATCTAACTCTACTGCCTTGGCAAGAAGCGCTCTTTCTTGTGCATTTTTTGGATGCTCTCCTCTTGCCATAAAATCTGCTGCTTTTCTGTATTCAGCCTTTTCTGCATCAGTTAAGTTAAGAATATTTTCATTAAGGATTGCTGTGGCTCTGCCCTTAGCATTCATATAATTATTTAATATTCTTGCATCGTATAGTGCCTGGCCAGTTTTCATCTTCTTTGCGCCAGAGGTTGAACCAGTAACTTCTTGTTTTATGTGTGAAAGATTTTCTCTTAATAAATCCCTGACTTCATCTGGAGAATACCCAAGAGCGAGCATTGCTCTTCCTGTTTTTGTTTTAAGAGGATCTCCAACTCTCTTGTTGTAATCTTCTATTTCTTTTCTTGCAAAAGGTCTTACAACTTTGCTTGTGTTTGCAACTCCGCCTCCTGCTGCTTTTCCAGTTGACCTTAAGTCTGTTCTGAATGCCGATAAACTACCGAACCTTCCAGAAAACTTTCCACCAGAAACAAATCTTCCATCGGCATCTGGAGCAACGCCCATTCTATACATAACGTTATTAAGTACTTGTTCTTTTGTTCTTGCATACTTTGCTCTGCCATTAGGATCTGCTTTAAACGCATCTAGGTCATCTGGATGAATATATTTTGTTACACCATCAACATTAATAGGAGTCATCTTAGAAATTTCATTTAAGAATGTTGATTGTTTTGGTGCAAACCTTCTTTCCTTCATTGAAGGAGGAACAGGAACCTTTCCGCCATCCCATGCTGCTTTTATTACTCTTGCTCTTTCAGGATCTAGAGTATCAAGTTTTCTTCTAAATTCACTTTCTACGCTTCTTCTTAAATCATTTCTTCTTGACTGATCTTCTAATGGGGAAGCAAGAGCATACCTATTTAGTTGTTCTTTTATTTCAGATCTTGATGCATCTGGAATTTCACCAGCCATAAGTTTTTTAATACCTTCTCCTGCACGAGCATGTATTGGCTGAAGTGATGCCCAATCAGTATTCTTACCTGCTTTAAGTCTTTCAAGCATATTTCCATATACAACTTTTTCAGTTGGGTCTAAATCTTTATCCCAAGATTTTAAAAGTTTTTCTAGTCTTGGTATTGATTTATTAATTTCTGCCTTTATTGCTGCATCATACTGGGCTGGCTTCATTCCTGCAGCAATACCTGATGTTTCTTGTGCAAAGAACTTCTTTGCTCCACCCTTTACACCAAGAAGATTTATTATTGCTTGTTGCTCCATGCTTGGCATTGCTTTAGCAAAATCTCTAAATCCAGATGCTTTATCAAATACTCCAGCAGTTCCAACATCTGATAAGACATTACCAGAAAGATTTGCTTTCTGTAAATCTTTATCTCCTCTAAGTGTTGAAGCAACTAACTGCTTAATCATGTCAGACTTTGTAAACTTTTCAGTGGCTGATGCTATTCTTGGATCATATGGGGACTCAATAACTATAAACTTTCTTTGCCCTGATGGATCAGTTGGGTCTAGCATTGTCTTAATACTTTGTTTTGGAGATACCAGTCCGTGAACTTCTCTTGCAATCTGTGTAGCACGTACTTCTGCTAATGCAGTCTTTTCATCTATTGTTGGTTTTACTACTACAACTTGTCCGTTAGGTTTTCTGTATACCCCGCCAACTCCACGTGCAGGGAAACTTCTTCCAGAAAATGGCTGAAGAAGTGTTCCAAAATTAGTAGGTGGCAGTGATCCAAATCTTCCAGATTTTACAGTGTTAGATATTTTTTCTAATATTTGTCTAGACTGTGATGCCTCTGCTGCTGACTTTGGCATACCAACAAATACTGCTCCAGACTGGCTTTCTGAATGTAGACTAGAAGAAACTTTTTTAGAACCTTGTTGGACTCTTTGTATTTTAAGATCTTGTAAAGACATATTTGCAGGACCAGCAGGAATTCTTCCAGACATAAAACCTGGAACCTTGTCATTAAACATTGCAGTTATAAGACCTCTATACTTGTCTGTAGTCTTTGTAGGAATAACTGCTTCTCCTGGAGAAAGCATTGCAGGAACAACATCTCCAGCACCCTTTGGTCCTGGAACAGTTAAAACCCCATCTTTATATTTTCTAACTGGAGGCAACTTTCCTACTGCTCTTTTTGCTCCTCCCATTCCCCCAGCAAATAACGCTGGGTTTTGAGATGCCATAGACCTCATCTGTGTGCTTAATGAATTATAAGATGAAGCAAGAGCATTAACAGATCCTGCTTCAACATTAAAGACTTCAATCAGCCTTGTGTGGGTTTGATGTAACTGTTGAGAAGAAGCGGCATTTTCTATCTGCTCTTGGGTCATGTAGTTAAAGCCTGCACCCATTACACTTGTTTGTCCGTTTAGTTTTGCTATTCCTCCACGAAGCATTGAAAAGAATTTAATAACATTTGCAATACCGTTTGCAAGCAAACCAAACGTCATAAGAATAATTGGTCCAAGACCAGCAACTGCACCTACAATAATTGCAATAACTTTTTTTGTGCCATCGCTAAGTCCATTAAACTTTTCAAAGATATCACCAAAAAATTTAACAACTGGAGTTAATGCTTCAAGGAATATTTTTCCTAATGGCATGATTGTTTGCTTAAACTGTTCTATTGCTGCTTGGAATTTAACACCAACTGAGTCTTCAATTTTTTTCATTTCTCTTTCAGAAAGAATTGCTAACTCTTCTACTGATGCACCTGCTAGGTTAAGCGCTCTAGAAGCCTGCGTACCATCTTTTGTTACGTTTTGAAACAGTGTTGATAGACGTGAGAACTGAAACTTTCCAAACATTTGCTCAATTGCTCGTGCACGGTTAAGGGGGTCTAGTGTATCTAGTGCTTGTGCAAAACCAATAACAGTTGATTTAATATCTCCAGCATTTGCCTCAACAATTCCACGAATATTAACGCCAAGATTGCCTAAAAACTTTGCTGCTTTATCAGATGGATTAATTAAAGATGCAAGACCAGACTTAAGTGCGTTAGCGCCTTCTGATGCATTAATTCCACCTTCTTTCATTGCAGTCAGGAAGAATGCAAGATCTTCAACAGTTCCTCCAAGTTGTTTTACAACAGGGGCTGCTTTTGGAATTGCAATAGTTAAATCTTCAATAGATAGTAAAGTTTGGTTTTCTACTGCGTTAAGAAAGTCAATCTTTTTTGCAAGTTCTTCACTTGAAATACCAAATGCACTCTGTAAAGAGATGGTTGTTTCTAGTGCTTGCTGTTGTTCTATTTGACCAAGAACTGCTAACTTTGTTGCTGTTTCAACTTGAGCATTTAATGCTGATCCTGTAAAACCTGCTGCTGCAGCAGTTGCTGCCATTTCAACAGTCTTGGTTACTGATACACCGTACTTTGTATACTCTGTTGCTAATTTTCTAATATTTTCTACTGCTTTATCTGTTTCTGCATCATTAGTAAAAGCATCTCCATATACACGCTTAAACTTTACAATCTCAGTTTCAAGTTCTCTAAATGTTTTTGCTGCCATGCTACCAAATAAGGCAAGTGGCATTGTAAGACCAACCATAAGTTGGCGACCTGCCCACTGAGTATTCTTACCAAAGTTCAGGAGTTGTGTTGATCCTTGCTTTAGTAACTGATTTAAGAACTGCTGTCTTTGTGCAGCATACTGAATTCGTGTTCCAAGTTCTGTAAACTTTCCATTAGCCATTGCAAGGCTTTTTGGCATAATCCTGATTGCATCCATAAATCCAGAATTGGATTTGTTCATCTGGATATACTGTGCTTGTAAAGCCTTTACTCTATCTCTACGAGCACGATTTATAATCTCTCGCTCTTGTGCAAATGCCTTGCCCATAACACGGGTATTGGCAGTTGCTGCTGCCATTGTGTATCTATAGTACTCACGAAGAGATAATTTATTTTTTTCTAGTGCAGAAGTAAATGCAAGTGTGCTTCCTGCTACCTTAACCTGGCTTGCAGAAAATTTTCCTGTAGCACCTATAGATTGTAGTAGTTGAGCGTTTAAACCTTTTTGAGCATTTGAAGCAGCCAGGTTGCCCTCAGCAAGAGACTGATGAAACCTGCTGAGGCCTGCCTGAAGTGAACGAAGTTGTGCAAGGGCGGCAGCCGTATTAAAATTAATATTTATATTAGAATTTACATCTGCCATATTCTATGCACTTCCCTATTTATTTATTTAACGAATTAAGCAATGTTCCTGCTTCAGAGTTTTGAAGCCCTGATGCTACATCGATAATTTGATATACAGTTGGAAGGTCTAGAAGATCTTCTAGTGCTTCCCTGTCTTCTGCCAATTCTGGCTTGAATTGCTTTAGTGCAATCTGTGCACAATCAATAAGAATATCCATTGACTTATCGTTATCTTCTGAGGCCTCTGAGAGTAGGGCAAACTTAGCCATAAAAGGTCTAAGTAGTGATAACTTAAGTGGTCTTACTGAAAGTTCTGTCCCGTCGATTAATGTAATAGTCTTACCGCTTGTAGTCTTATTTGTTGAAGGCTTGTCAGCCATAGTCTTCCTCCTTATAGGTTAACAGTTAATTATACCACGCTGGAGGGTGTAGATTCATCTAATTTTTCATAGGTTAAGCCCATGCCAATTCCAAACCCTGCTTTTTGTGCATTGATTCCTTGGAGTGCAACAATATCTTTTGAGTCTGCTGCTTGACCTCCACTAAAGACTCTAGCCTTCATTTCTTCCCAGGCATCTTGTTTACCACTTGACTTATCTAAATCAACACCCTGCATGGCAGCAAGAAATTTCTTATTAGAGTAGTCAAGATCTCTTTTAACCTTAAGGGTTGCCATTACCTCTGGCATCGACATTGATGATTCTAGTTCATCGTAGTCTTTCCAAATCCCCAGCAAAAATACCTCTGACTCTATCTCTGCTAAATCTAATTCATCCCAGGAAGATCCACTATCTGTTGCTTGAGCCTTTACTGGTTCTTCTGATTTTTCATTTATTTTAATACCTGCTGAATAATCTAATAGTTTATATATTGTCGGCATATCAATATTATCTTCTAGTTGTTCCTGAGTCTTTATGCTTGGATAGTATTGCCTCATTGTTATTGTTGCACATTTACACAAAGCATTAATTGCCTCAATATCGTTTGTTGCCTTTTTTACATTTTCAAATTCTTCTAAAAATAACTTTAAGTATTTTATTTTTAATGGAGTAATGTATAGTTCTGTTCCATCAAACAACTCAATAATTGAGGTTTTATATATTTCTGTAGGCATTATATAAGTATACCAAACAGAAAGGCCCAACCCCGAAGGATTGAGCCTCTCATATATTAAGTTATATTATGCTGCTGGGATGGTACGATCTACGATCTTACCGTATGATGCATCATCATTTGGAAGAAGACGGAATGATACTTCGAACATTGTCGCTTCATCTCTCTTTGCAGATACTGTAACGCTCTCAATTGAGAGTGCACGATATGCTACATAAACTCTTTCAAGTTCATCTGATGCTGCACACTCGCCAGTTCCTGGACCAACGGCAACCAAACCACGCTCGACAGGGCATTCGCCGATGTCTCCTGCTGAAAGATTAAGTGTTGGGTTTCCTGATACTGTTTCTAGATCTGCGTCCTTGCCTGCTAATGCAAACAAAAGGTTTTCTAGTGTTGATTCTGCGAATGTAGTATTTAGGTTTACTTGCATGCCTTGCTTAAACAACTTAGCAACGTCAAGAACCTGATCTACTGCAACCTCACCAAAGTCAGGCTGGAATTGAATTTCCAAACCGTTCATTGTGTATCCAACGTTACGGAAGTCGGCATCATTAGACAAAGTTGTCTTGAATGATGTTCCTGCTACGTATGCTGGAAGGGCTGCGTCTGTAAGTACGCCTGCTTCATGTGTGAAGAGGGCTGCTGCTCCAACAATAATATTGTTGCTGCTACCACGTGTATATGCCATTTATTTCACCTCTTTTTTTTCTTTTGGATTAAAAGGGCTTGTTTCCTCAAGATTAATTATAACACCCTTTTTAAGATGATGAAATTTGGGTGTCTTGGTGATACTCAAAGTCGATGATTATCTTGTTCCCGCCATAAGTACGGGCTGTCCCAAAGTCAATAATGTCTCTCACTTCTTCAAGTTGGTAGACCCTAAATCTATGAAAATAGAACATGCTTGACATGCCATCGACTACTTTGCCTTTTGCCCAGTTATTAATTTCTTCTGCTGTCTCATCTTCACGATCCATAAGCCTTAAAACTTTTTCCTGAACCTGAACCATTTTTTCAGTAACATCGCTTTCTGTTGCATAAAAATAATATAGCAACTGCTCTTGCTTTATGTGTGGAAATGGTGATCTACGCATACGAACAAGCCTGTCCCATGTGGCCATAACTCCAGCATAGGCAAGTCTTTGTGGCTCATCTGTACTTTCTGGAGTAATTGTAATCCAACTTTCAGTTAACTCATCAATAGATGCTGGACGAGATGGGAAGAATGGAACACCAATTCCTGTATCAAGTCCCAGTTGCTCTTGAAGATATTTGTTTATCCATAAAACTGGTGTGTTAAATGCTGATATTGATTCTGCCATTATCCCATTCTCCCTGCATTAGCAACCCATTGGTATCCAGTCTTTAAACCTAAAGACCTTCCGCCTCTTTTTGCCGATGCTAAATTTTTATTATAAACCTGCGGAGACTTGAAGTGCTGAAGAAGACCGCTTGAGTTTAAAAATGATTGTCTAAAGTATACACCAAAAAAGTTATTAAGTACCTTTTCAAACTGACCTTGTGTTTGACCACCAGGATTTTCAACTTTTACTTCTCTTGAAGTATAAACTTCCTGTCCGTCAATCTCAAACCTTAAAACATTTGCTCTTTTTGGTCTGATAGTAACTCCAACTCCTTCTTCCATAATTCTTGCTTTATTATAGAATGGAACATTTGATCCGTTTTTAATTGAAGAAGACTGCTTTAAAGATGATGTAAAAGTTATTCCTATCCCACTAATCTTATAGTCAATATCAAACAATCTTGCTTCTGGGCTTCCAACCTTTTCCCACTCATAAATATGATGAAGTAGTTCTGGGGACATCTTTGAATTTACATCAACAAACTGTGATGCCATCTCTGCTATCTTTGGTGCTAGGTTTATATATAGCGCAGATTTACCTTTATGTACTCCCTCAATAAATCCAGAAGAGTATTTCATAATGTTGTTTAGTTCTTTTTGAAACTGTCTGCTATCTATAACTACGCTAAGCATTAGACATCTACCGCCTGATTTTCAGATCTACGAATCACCAAGTTGTAATATTCAATACCGCCAAAGGGACCAACAAATGGTTCTTGTGTTGCAATCTCAAAGATTGTAGACTTTCCTGATCTTGGACCAGATGTTTCTGTATAAATGTAATTGCAGTTCTTGTCACGTATGTTTGTTAGTACAATGTTTGTTATTGAATGTGGTGCATCCAAACTTGAAATTCTTAAGTCTGTTTTTGCTCTACCAATAAGTATTGACTTTTGTGTAATATTTACATTTGGAGTTATTTCTTCTTTGCCTGCAGACCCAACTGCATTAAAGTTAGCAGCAATAGTTTTGTCTATAATCCATGTCTTTTTAACATTGCCATAGGTTCCCTGCTCAACAATTGGATAGTATATGTCTGCTTGCATTGGAAATATAAAGTCTGGCTCTTCGCATATCATTAAATTATCCCTGGCTTGACAATGGTCTTAACATATTTGTCAAGTATCTTATCAACTAAGAAGTTACCAGTACCGCCAAGCATTGCCTTGTCAAATTGTATTCTAAACTGATCTGTATTATAGGTAGTCACATATCTTTTATAATAGTCTAACTTTCCACACTTAAGGTCTTCAATTAATAGTTTGGCTGCATATTCAACATCTTCAGGAACATTTAAGTATCCATGGTCTACAACAAAAGTGTAATCGTATCCTGATGGGAACGAGATTCCTTCGTATCCATAGTATCCAAGATCTCCACTTGCAACTGGTAGGTTTTGCGCTGTTGATTCAAACCTGTTTAACTCAAGAACATCTGCACGAATTCTTTGTATGGCAGTTTTGTCTGGTGTTATTGCGTACTGATACTCACTTAAATCTGGGTTGGATCTATCATAAACTAAAACGTTATTCTCGTAAACCTTAAATACTCTATAAACCTTTTCCCATAAAGAGAAATAATCTGATCCATTACCAGTTCCAACTACCGTTATCTTTTTGTTATAAAATCCTTCTGGACAGAATGTATCTATCATTGATCTTGCTACTAATTCTAAAACCTTATATTCAGCAATCTCTGATGCTGTTGTTCCTAATGTGTTTGGGTCTACATATGGTCTTATTAATTCATAAAACTCTTCGTAGATTGCAATCTCTATCCCGCTAACAATTTTAAAAATTTCTACTCTGTAATTATTATCGTATCTTCCAGGAAGAAAAATCTCTATGTCGTCTCCTGTAGATGAATCTAAAAATTCTAAATCTTCTACTGAAAGATCCGCCATATCCGTAACTCTTGCATAAATGTCTACATCGCTATACCCTGCTGGGACAACAAAATTTACTGCAATTGTTTCGTATGGCGGAACTCTCAATATTTCCATTATTACTTACCAAATTCCTTGGCAACTTCTTCTGGTGTTGCTACTCTGATATGTGAACGAGTTAGCCACTTTTCAGCAGCAGCCTTATCAACAATGTTATAGCCACGGTAAACCTTGCCTACCTCTGACCAAGTAACATTCTTTGTTGAATGAATTGCCACAGTTTCTGCTTTTTCTGCAGACTTTGCGGTCTTCTTTTTAGCAGGTGATTTTGTTGCTTTTGTTGCTCCAATAACGCCTTCTGCTACTGATCCAAGTGCCTGAACTTCTTCAGGTGCCTGATATGCAGGTGCTTCTACAACTGCCTGAGCAGCCTCTTCTACAACTGGAGTTTCCTCTGCATACTCAACCACTGGGGTTTCTGCAACAGGTTCTTCTACAACTGGTGCTTCAAAAACTGGTGCTTCGTATGTTGCTTCTTCTACAATTGAATTTTCATTAATGTTTTCCATAATTCCTCCTTGTTAGTATTATATCATTATAAGTAATAAGGGGAGCAGGAGAACTAACTCCTACTCCCCCTAAAATATACTGTCTACAGATTATGAATCTGATGCAGCATCAGCGAATGCGATTGCATCCTGCTCTTCCCATTGAATACCGAAGCGAACGAAGACTGTATATTCTACAGTGTCCTTCTTTGGCTTGTACTCACGGTTTACAGTGATGTCACGCTGGAATCCCCATACACGGTTCTGTGGGAATGTCAAGTCGACATATCCTTCAGGGTAGTATGGAACTTCCTGTACGTCAATTCCGAGAACACGTGTTGTACGTGCTCCACCGAATGTCTGTGCGCCACCGTCAAGGTATGCTTGACGATTAGTTGGTGTTCCGCCAGCCTGTGAAGCAAATGCTTCAGCAACTGCGTCTGCTAGGGTACCGTTATTCTTAACGATTCCCTGGAATGCATCTGTACCAGCATAGAACTTCAAGTTAGACTTGATAGCACGATACTTACGTGGCATTGCAAGAATGATGTCCTGCATTACGTCTGTTGTCCAGGCGTTATTAGCGACTGTTACAACTGACTCATGAGCATCTCCATCTTCCTTGACACGGTTTACGAAACCTTCCATAATGTTTAGGAATGCATTTGAGCCAGTTCCTGTACCATTAATTGCAAGATCTTCAATATCATTACCGAAAGCATTTGTCATTAAACGGACAATGTGATCTTCTAGTTGTGCACCTTCGATGTTATCTTCTAGTGCTTCTGCAGAAACTTCCCAGTCAAGACGAATCTTCTTTGTAGTCAATTCAACCTTTGAGAATGTTGCTCCTGCGTTTGTGTAGTCGCCAACTGCTTGCGCTGCTGCACGAATTACACGCTCTCCGACGTTTACCTTTTCGAGTTCCATTGTATTGGCTCTCATAGTAACACGACGGCCATCTTGGGCGAGAATGGTTGCATCCCACACGTAGTCAATAAAACGACGTGCTTGCTCTGGGCGTAGGATACCTGATCCAGCCTCACCTGAAGGGTTAACTGCATTTGGTCCAGATGTTACTCCTGATAGTGCTGTTGGGATATTACCCAAGACACCACCATCGGTGTAATTACCTGGTACGTTTGAACCTGCTTCAGATCCCGATGCGAATGCACCTTGGCCCTGATACAGTCCTGGTGCTGTTCCACCAAGATTACCTGATGTTCCAGGCTGGTTCTTTTCTATATTTTGTTCCGACATATTGTCACCTCCTGTGATTTTTTACTTATTGTTTTTAATTAAATAAGTCGGCTGTTTTGAGGAAACTACCGCCCCATAGGGATTTTTCAACCGTTTCAGGTTGATTCTGTACTATCTCGCCGAGATCGCCAGACTTTCGGAAAGCAGTGTCTTGCTCTACAAGTTCCACACGCTTACCAAATTCATTGAATTCACTTGATACTGTTGCAATATCTTTTGCAACTGCTTCAAATGAACTTTTTGCTGTTTCAATATCTACCTTTGAAGACTTAAGCATTTCTACTTCTGCCTGCAAAGAGTTGACCTTTGAAACTAGATCGCTAAAGGCTGATTCTAGAGTGTTCTTGATTTCAGCATCTGAGTCAACAACTGCTTCATCTGATTTAGATACTTCTATAACTTCTTCAACTACGTCAACTGCAGGGGTCTCTTCAGACTTTGCAATCTCTTCAGATGTTGGGGCTTCATCAGCCTTAACAATATCTTCTGTAGTTGTTTCAACTACTGCATCAACCTCTGGAGCGACCTCTGACTTTGTTACTTCTACCGATGCTTCTGTTTCAATAACTTCTGCAACTGCGTTTGTATTTTCTGTCATAGGACTTACCTCCTTGTTAATCTTAGAAGTATTAATGCCTTTAGCACTATCAACTAAGAATTTTATCATTGTTACTTTTTCGTTATCTGTCTTTTCAACGAAACCTATATTTTCCATCTGTTCACCAGTTACTGGGCTAAGTTCTGAATCATTTTCAGATGCTAAAACTATTCCATTTGCTTTATCGTAAAAAACATTTTCTAGGACTGTTAAGTCACCTTTAAATACATCTACTCCATCTACTTTTTCAACAGAGACAATATTTGCAAACTGATTTGCTGGGGAATCTACAAGACTCAACTCAACTAAATCATATTCTTTAATAACTCTAATTTGTGTATCTGACTTTTCATCGTATGCGTCATCCCACTTATTCATTCTTCCGCCGATTGAAAAACCAGTCAACGTACCGTCTAAAACTTTTTCCCAAGTATCTTGTGCACCCTTTGAAACATATGCAGATACAAAAACACCTTTATAAAACTTTTTTGATTCTGGATCGAAATACTTATCTTCTTTAAAGTTAACCATCTTACCAACTGCTACTGGTTGGTGCATTTCTCTAATGTTCCCACGAAACTTTGCAAAGGCTGCCAGAGATGCTTCTGCTGTTACAATATCATCTTGCTTGTCAATGTTGTCAAGTGATGCAAAACCTGAGACGATTCGTCGCTCTTTATCTACCTTACTGAAAGGCATAGATAGGCGTAAGTTATCGCCATCCGTATTCCAATTTGCTTTTGAGATAATCATGGTTATTATATTATATACCCTTTTTTATTAAAGTATCACTATATGGACAAATCGGACAGGTCATCAAATTTTCTTCCTTCGCCCTTTGGATTTCTTCCACTTACTGTGGCTGATCCATCAGATTGGTTATTAGTTCTTTCTGTGTCCCGTGCCCTACTTGCATTGTCATTTGCTGCTTGTTCTGGCTTTGGGTCAAAGGGTTCGTTTCCTCCTTCAATCTGTGGAAGACCAAGAAGTTCTCTACCTTCATTTGGCATCATAACCTGTGTCTTGACAAGTCTTTCAATGATCTGTGATTGAGAAATTTCATCTGTAAGTGTAAGTTCATTAAACTTAAAATCTAAAATATCTGTTTTTTCTTTTACAATCTTGTTGATCATTTTTTCAAGATTTCTTTGGGCTGGCCTTGCAACCTGCTCTTTAAACGTTCTGTCTTGTGCAAGAGCAGCAGCGATTGCAGAAGCATCGCCTCCACCAATCTTAGATAAAGGAACCTGATGAGCAACAAGAATATCATCTCTGTTTTGTTTACGATACTCTTTAAATGATGCCTCTTGAATTCCATTCTCTACAGGATCCATCTTGAACTCTACCTTGTTGGTATCTGAATCTCCAGGAAGTGGTATATAAAGGGTTCTGTGGTTTTGTCCTTTTAGACCAGTCTGCAAGAACCTAAACATTTTATCTTCTGCCTCAGCAGATAACTTTGCACCCTTAAGCGTTACAACATACCTTGGTGTTGCCTTATTCTGGAAGTAGTCAATATTATATTGTGATGCAAGTTGATCTCCATGAAGTGATCCAATTGCAGACATAATATCTGGTACTCCATAAAAAGTATTTAGTGGTGAGTATTCTTTAAAATGAATAATCTCATTTGGACGTGCATCTGTTCCAAGTGGATTTGGATTAGTTGCTCCAAAGTTACGGAAGTAAACTACTTTGTTTGCAATTACTTGGACAAACCCATCACGAAGACGACGTACACGCATTGTTGTAGATGGAATATGACCAACATATCCAATGTCTCCACGAACTGTTCTTCCTACTTCAAGATAGCCATTTCCTGTTGCCTGTAAATCAGTAAAAACT